GTTTTAGGCGAATTGGGACGAGTTCATAAAGTTCCCAAATTAATCCTTGAGATACGGCAGAAAGTTAAAATTAAAAGTACTTATCTCGATAAAATTGTACCAAATTTGGACATGGATAGTCGGTTGAGAACAGGGTTCAACTTACACGGAACCACTTCAGGACGTTTGTCTAGTAGTGGAAAATTAAATATGCAACAATTACCGAGGGATAACCCCACGGTCAAAGGTTGTATTAAAGCAAACAAAGGACACAAGATTGTGTCAATGGACTTGACTACGGCAGAAGTGTATGTTGCCGCGGTTTTGTCAGAAGATGAAGGCTTAAAAAATGTATTTAGAAGTGGGGGAAACTTCCACTCTACAATAGCAAAACAAGTCTTTAAGTTACCATGTGAAGTTGATGAAGTAGATAAGTTCTACAAAGAAAGACGTCAACAAGCAAAAGCTGTTACATTCGGAATAATGTATGGAGCAGGACCAGCTAAGATTAGTTGGCAGGTAACGAAGGACTCTGGTAAAGAGTTCTCAATGCGTGAAGCAGGAAGGGTTATAAAAGACTACTTCGAATCATTCCCCAATCTAAAGAAGTGGCTAGATGATTGCAATGGATTTATTAAAACCAATGCTTTTATTTATTCAGCTTTGGGTAGGAAGCGTAGACTTCCTAATGCCAAGAGTAAGGATAAAGGCATAGCCTCTCATGAAGTTCGAAGTGGAATTAACTTTCTTGTTCAGTCTGTTGCGTCAGACATAAATCTATTGGGCGCAATCGATATGCAAAATTATATCAATAGAACGGGAATGAAATCCAAAATCTTTGCTTTAGTGCATGACTCTATCCTAGCAGAAGTGCCCAAAGATGAAATGGAAATCTATTGTGAAAAACTGAAATTCTTCGTTCAAAGAGAACGAGGCATTTCAATCCCCAACTGCCCTATAGGCTGTGATTATGAAATAGGAGATGATTACTCTATGGGTAAGTGGGAAGATTATTATGGGAAATGAATTTAAAAGAAAAACGTCGGGCTATTATAGGTCCGAACGATTATAGGCGTTACCGTAAAGCAAGGAGAGCAGATGATATAGCTATGACAGTATTATCATCATGTGTCTGTTTCTTTATGGCGTACGTATTATGGAATATGTGAGGAGCATATTATGGAAGAACAAAAAATTGGCGTAACAGGTCACACTAGCGGGATAGGAAAAGAAATCTTTGACTATTTAGAATGGCAAGGAAAAGATGTAAGAGGCTATAGTAGAGCTAATGGTTTTAATATGGCGGATAGACAAGGAGACGCAATCATAAGTGATATTCTAACGAATGATCTTGATGTCGTCTTTAACAATGCATGGTATCCTAGAGTTCAAAATAAAATAATGAAAGTTTTACATGAACAATGGAAGGATCGTGAAGATAAATATATTATTACTACAGGGTCGGCAGCTATATATCAAGAAGGACTGACTGGAGATGTTTACCATCTTGATAAACAAGAAATAGCAGATTATTGTATAGAAGCAAGTCTTGGTTGGCCGATTGTTAATAAGTGTAGATGTATGTCAGTAAGCCTCGGTTGGGTTAATACTCCAATGGTTGGCGAACATGAAGGTTTTATTACGGCTTATGAAGCCGCCTTGATTTTACTAAATCTTATGCACAAGCAAAATTATATAATCCCTGAAATTGTAGTAGGAAATAAACAGTTACCAACTGAAGAAATAAATGCAATCAGAGATGCCGCTGCAGAGTATGTAGTAGAAGATATAACTAAAACCAATAAATTATTAAATGCTCATAGATGAGGCTGGACTGGGATTTATTCATATTCCCAGAACAGGTGGGACAAGTGTCGAATATGCTTTACAAAATAAGTATAAAAGTGACATACGTCAAATAAATCATCAACCGCAAGATAAAGCAATACAAGTAATACAAACAGTTGCTCATGGACAGAAAGAACTTCAAAAGAAGCACGCTACTTATCATGAGTTAATCGAGTTCTGTCCAGACTATAAATATTATGTATTAGTAAGACACCCTCTCAAAAGAATTGAGAGTGTTTATAGATTTCTAGTACATATGAAATTAGTAACTACAGAATTTGATAAATGGATTTACCGTTTAATATATGGTTATATTTACGGAGAGCCTAATGCAGGATTAGATAAGGAGCCCTACCTAACAGACTTAAGTTACGGACCGCTTAGACAAGTAGAGTATATAGGGCAGGCGGAAGTGCATAAACTAGAAGAACAAACTATTTGGCAGGCATTAAATATTAGCCCAATAAAAGTTTTTAATCTACCTAATGTGCTTCCAATAGTATGGAATAAACGTAGTATTAAATTGATAGAAAAATATTATGAAGTGGATTACGAGAGATTAAATTATGATTAAAAAACATAAAAGAAAAATTGCACTATTATTTTGTATAATAGGTATGCTCATGGCTCCAGATAATATATCATTTATAGTAATGATGTTAGGTTTTTCTGCGGTTATGTATTGGATAGGCAGAGATCATATAAATGAAGCGGTAGGTGATTGGTGGAAGCACAAGAACTAGCCGAAAAATATCGGTGGTATCATAAGAATGTAGGAAAACTAAACGGTGGCTCTACTATTCTTAGTAAGAAACAAATTAAAAAGTATATAGATGAAATAAAACCTACTACTATATTAGATTATGGTTGTGGAGGTGGATCACAATACACTAAGAAAAAGTGCCACGAATACTGGGGTGTTGATTTACCCTATATGTATGATCCTTATATTGAAAAATATAGTATAAAACCGACAGGTCATTTTGATTTAGTATTATGTTTAGATGTATTAGAGTGTTTACATTATGATGAATTTCATGATGTATTAGATGAAGTTTGTTCGTTTGGAGACGCAATATACTTTAAACTTGATACAAAGAAAGCAAATAAAGAATTACGTGGGGGTACTAACATGCACACGATTGTAAATAATGAAGATTGGTGGTATGAAACTCTCGAAATTTTAGTTCCTGAAGATAAAAAAATGGTTATTAGTTTTGAGTTCGATAGAAATAATTGATCAAATTAGAAAAGAAATTGAATGTTGCTGTAGTTGGACTAGATACGAAGCCATCATACTACTATTAAATCAACTAGAGGAAGAATTAAATGACAATAATGAGCACAGAAGAAATAGCACAACAAGTAGCGAAGGCGGATCCGAGAACTAATGCATATATGCCTCTTAGTGCGGGAGTCGAAAGCACAGCAACTTTACTATATGCAGTAAAAGACCCAGAGATATTTCCTTGGTGTGTGCATTGGTATGAACCACGCTATGGACAGTTTGCTGATGCAATGGCTTTTTATAGTAGGAAACAGGCAGAATATTTTAAATTACCGTATGGAAATGATACTTCTATGCTTTCTAATATAGGACATACTAGAGAATCTCCAATTATTATAAATGGCATGAGTGCATTTATGCAATGTGTTATTGGTAGCCCGGGTAAGTTTAAATTCAAATGGTTTATGGTTGGAGGAAACGCAGAAGATGATATGCGTATGCGTCTACAAATGAGAGAGTATCGTAAGATACTGGCAAACTATCTTAGTGATTGTTTAGACTCATCTGGAGTAATATTTTCTGCAATTCAAGAAGTTCCAGAAATAAGAAATCCTTTAGATTTTATGACTAAAGCAGAACTGCTTTCTTTAATAATGCGTCATGATCCAAATCTTTATGAAATGATATGGTCTTGCCCATTCCCTAAAGGAACTCTTACTAAAGAAGATAAAATCACAGGGTATATACCTTGTGGAGATTGTTATAAATGCGGAGAATTTAAAGCCGCTCATCAATTAGCAAAAGATGCAAAGTTTAGATATCAGGAAGGAATGGAGTATTATACTCGTTTTTATAACGTAGAAAGGAAAATGGGGAAAGACAATCGATAAAGCAAAAATAAGTGAATGGACTATTATTCAAGGATTCTTAACACGAGAACTCTGTGAAATACTAGAAGCATACATGGATCTCGCTATTAGTAATAAACTGATGAGTTATCACAGCGTTAATCACGTTCTGGGTAATGGAATGTGCCATGATCTATATGGAGATGGTTTTTGTGAAGCAATAGGGCTTGCAAAGAGACCAGAACTAGAAGACTATATGGGCGGTGAGCCTAGTTTAACTTACGCATTATTAAGACAGTATCAAAATAAAGCATCACTTACTTGGCACAGAGATCGTTGGCAATGTGAGTTTTCAGCAAGTGTTCAAATTAGTAAAACTCCCTGGCCTATACACTTTGCTAGAAATGCTACAATAGGTGGGCAATGGAAAAAAGATGCTTCAATAATATTACAACAGGGAGACGCAGTTTTATATAAAGGTTGCGAAGTTTTTCATAGCAGAGATAAATTAAAACACCACCGTTCAAGACATTTATTTTTACATTATGTCGAAAAAGGAGACGCTTTAGATACTAAAGACGGTAGACCTGAATACGGTATAAACAATCAAATAAGAGGATTACAAATTGTCAATAGTAAAAGAAGAGTACAGCAATAACATAGTTAGAGAAATAAGACACTTTAGAGATTTAACTAAAGAAGAATATGGAAAAATTGTAAAGCAACGAGTAGATATGTTTGTAGTATGGAATAAACGTATTATGAACCCTATAGATGTGAACGATATAAATGCTCACTATATAATGATCTGGGAAGAAACTAAACTATTAGGTTGTTGCAGAGTTTGCTTACCTTATTCTCAGGCTTTTACCACCAAAGAAAGAGTTTATAATTATCCTGTATGGGATAAATGCACTATCATAGATCCAAGAATATCTATGTTTCCTACAAAAGAGTCGGAACGAAACTACTCTATGGGAGATTCAAAAGTTTACATGTGGGCTCCTGAATGGGGGTTAGCTATTACAGGAACTAAAAATGGACAAATGGATATGTATGCAGATGGACACGCAATAGTTTTACAGTATGCAAAACAAGAACCAGATTTACATTTTGTTGGAGAATACAAAGACAAGTGGGGATACGATGGATACCGCTGGGTATACGAGCCTGAAGATTGGCGAGAGTCCCAGTTAATTTTAAATGACTGGCTACACGCATACCTTAGTGAAACGCCACCGCGATAGTGTCCTTCGGGGACAAAGATCAAGAAGAAGAATTATGAGATTACATCAGAGCATAGCACATACTATACAAGAAATAGTATTTCCTGTGTTTGTAATACATAGTGATAATACAGAAGAAATAGATGGTATCTTATGGCTTGATGACCAAGTATTAGATGATAAAAATATGGAAGGCGAAACACTAGGAATAAGACGAATTCAAAGCCCGATGAAAAGTATTTATCCTTTGAAGTATATGATTGAAGATGAGATCGGACTCATGAAACATAGAGGTAAAACTTTTATTGATAACGAAGGAAAAGTTATTAATTACGAAAAGACTAGAAGTCTTAAATTAAAATACCATAAAATAGTAAAGAGAGAAAAGAAAGGAATCGCTACAGTTTTGTGGCTGAAAGATGTGCCTTTTCCTTACGCAGAAAAAAGTCCACCTGATCCTGATTTAACTTGGGCAGGTCTTTTATATAACATGGGAATTCCATGGAAAATATATGACTTTTCCTCTGAAAAGAGAAAAGATACTTGGAGAAAAATATGATTGATATAGCAAAAATTATTGATGCAATGACTAAAGGAATTATTCTTTTAGAATACACCAGTTTAAATAGTGGTAAACATAAGAGTAGGGAAGTGACTACCTGTTGGAGATATATGCCTGATGAAGCTAAAGTATTTGCTAAAGGTTGGCATCAAAATGCTGGCGATACTAAAATGCTTTGCTATGACATAGAGTTTAGAAAATGGGACGATATTGATAGGGACACTATAGTAAGTTGGCAAGAAATTGAGGGAGATTGGAAAGTAAAACAAGCAAGGCTTACTGATCTTAATTGGGATGGAAACTAATGAAACGAATACCTCTATCAGGTGGCGATGAGTATGATGCATTAACTTCTGCAAGGAAATGGTATAAGTACCTAACAAAGCCAGGCGTTGTTAAAGCAATCAAAAAGAAGTACAACAAACGATTTAGAAAAGAAGGTAAAAAGGAATGTGTGGATTCGTAGGAACTACTAATCATCACTTAGCAAAGTTAATGATTCAAAAACAAGAACATCGAGGTCCTGATGCACTTGGATTTTGGTCTGATGAAAAGTTTTCTTTTGCACACGCACTATTAGATATTAATGGAGAAAGACAAGTACAACCTTATGTAACACCTAAAGGCAATATTCTTTTATTTAATGGGGAAATGTATGACACGACAATCCCCAATGATACGGAATGGCTAGGAAAAGCATTAGATAAGTATGGATTCAAGTTCTTAGAAAACACAGATTGGCAGGGATCTATTGCGTGGTATTTACCTGAAAAGCAAAAACTAGTTCTAATACGAGATCATTTTGGAGCTAAACCTTTATGGTGGCGCTGGGACGGAAAACATTTTGAATTTACTACTAGCTTAAAATCTTTTATTCACAAAGAAGTAAATGAAAAGATTTTAACACCATCATTATTAAAGAATACTCAATTAATGGGCGATATGAGTATGTATAAACACACTCATAAAGTTGAAGCTGGAGGTTGGTTAGAGTTTGATTTAAGTAAAAACTTTAAAGCAATTAGAAAAAATTTATGGAATTACTTTGATGTTAAATCAGAACCGCTAGATACTGCAGAATTTAGATTCAAAGTAAAAGAATCAATTCATAAGGTTGCTAAAAATATAAATAAGACAGCTCTTTTTTTAAGTGGTGGAATGGATAGTACACTTGTTGCTTCTATCTTACGAGATTCTGAAGTAGACATCGAAGTCTTTACTTGTGACTATAATATAAAACAAAAAGGACGTTATTGGGCACACCCTGACTTTGCTTGGGAATCTAATATGGCAGTTAAAACTGCTCAAGAATTTGGATATAAAATTCATAAAGTAACTTTAGATAGAGATGATAGATTCCCCTTAGGAAAGATGTGGTTGGCAAACACTCATTATTTATGGTCGGATCATAATAGACAAGCTCCACGCTATCTTCTATGTGAAGCAGCCGCATCGGCGGGGTGTAAAGTAGTTCTAACAGGAGATAGTGGAGATGAATTATTTACAGGGTATATCCATCACAAAGCTAGATTTGATCCTGAATATTGTGAAAACCATATAAAATTTTATAAAACTCTAAGATGGTTTCCGCATAGTGCCTTTGGTAAAGATATGATGAATAACACTTTGTTTACAGATTTATTAAGCACTTCTGAGCAGAATATTTTAGCAACAGATCAAACTGCTGGAATGTTTGGAATGGAAAGTAGAATTCCTTTTTAACTCAAAGTTTTGCTAAGTATGTATTAAGTATAATGGGTAGAGTTAAATTTCGACAAACTAAAGAATACGCAAAAGGAACAAACAAATTTTTAATGCGGGAAGTAATGAAAGATTATTTACCCGAACATGTAAGACTAAGAAAAAAGAAAATAGGTTGGTCAAGCCCATGGGATAATAACCACCCCGAGTTAAGTCCCAAGTGGAGAATACAAGATCTACATTTCTTAAAACAGCTAAGTAGATAAAAATGCAAGGAAAGAAAGAAAAAACAAAGTATTGGGGTAGATATAGGACAACTACATATGACTGGTATCTAAAATGGCTAGCTAGTATAATTATACTTTGTGCTATGTCTATAAGAGGAACACCAGAGTTAGCACCCTTAGATTTACAATTATCTATAGCGGGAGTCTTTCTATGGTTAATAGTATCTCTCGTATGGAAAGATAGAGCTTTAATTTTACTAAATGGAGTAGGTCTTTTATTTCTTGTAAAGAATTATATACACCTAATGGAGTTATGAAAGCAGTTTATGGTAATAGAATACAAATTGAAGGTGATGCTAGTTTACTTGAGGAAATGGAAAAGGAACTTACATATACTTTACCTCCTCGTATGCCGCAAGATCCCCCTATGGTATTAAAAACAATTAGACCTTTAAGAAAAGGTTTAGTTTCTATACCAATGGGAAGAACGGATTTAGTCCCAGATGATTACGAGATTATCGATAAGCGGGTAAAGGTGCCTGCTGAATTTCCTGACTTTAAGTTCACTTTACGAGAAAGCCAAAAGTGGTGTTATAACTTAGTAAATGACAGCAGTATAATTAACGCTTGGGTAAGTTGGGGAAAAACAATAACGGCTTTGGCAATAGCTAAAAAGCTTGGACAAAAGACACTCATAGTTACACATACAACCAATTTGAGGAATCAATGGGAAAAAGAAGTATACAAAGCTTTCGGCATACAAGCTGGCAGAATCGGGTCAGGGGAAATGAACACTTCGTCCCCAATAGTAGTAGGGAACATACAGACTTTATACCGCAGGATAGAGGACATAAAACATTTATTCGGGACAGTAATCTTAGACGAGATGCATCATGTGAGTTCACCGACCTTTACTCGTATTATAGACGAAATGCCCGCGAGATATAAGATAGGTTTGACAGGCACGTTGGAAAGAAAAGATGGGAGGCATGTAGTCTTTAGGGACTATTTTGGGCATAATGTTTTGAAACCGCCCAAAGAAAATTATATGACTCCAAAGGTTGATATAATTAAATCAGACGTTCGATTTCTAGATGGCTCTTATACACCGTGGGCTGAGAGAGTTAATCATCTAGTAAACACGGAAGAATATATACATAGTGTTAGTTTGATTGCTGCTAAGTATGCAGCTGAAGGGCACAAAGTATTAGTAGTATCAGACAGAGTTGCATTTCTAAAAGTTTGTCATAGACTAGTAGGAAATAAATCAGTTTGTATCACAGGCGAAATGGACTTTCTAGAAAGAGAGAAAACCATGAAGTTAATTGGGGGATCTAAAAATATACTGTTTGGAACACAAGCAATATTTTCAGAAGGTATATCTTTAGATGATCTTAGTTGTTTAGTATTAGCTACACCAGTAAATAATGAGCCATTACTAACGCAGTTGATTGGTAGAATAATACGACAGAAAGAGGGCAAGTTACAGCCAACTGTTATAGATATTCATCTTAAAGGTAAAACAGCTACCAGACAGGCAAATGCCCGAATGGGCTATTATATAAAACAAGATTATAAGGTTAGAGTATTATGAGGGGACTTAGAGGGGGTGTGTTGAGCAGAGAAAAAATAGTGCTTGACAAACGCTTCTGTTTTTGGTATAATATATGATATATTATAATTGGAAAAAGATTGTAGAAGCGAGCCACGGAAACGTTGCTGATATTATTACAATCCTTAGAATAATTACATATAAAATAACACCTAAGAATTATTATGATAAAACGTTTAAGTTTTATGAAAAAAATTATTATGGTAGTAGTTTTCTGATACACCCAGAGGAACTACTAACTACTGGACGAGCACAATATAGTGATAGAGAAGTAGCAGAGTATGCAGGCGTCGCATCCTTCCGTAACTATCATGAGTTCGTTCGCAATAAAGACGCTAGACTAGACCTCATTTTCTGTAAAGTTAATGAGGACACTATAGAAAAAAACAGACTGCTCGAAATTAGAGATGGGTATATTATCTTTAAATTTGAGGAGCCATTCAAGGAGAAGAATTATGGCTATTAGCTTTAATCAAACAAAGGGCTCAGCCCAAAAAGAAAAAATTGAAACTTATAATTTCAGTAACCGAGAGGATCACAAAGTTCGTCTAGTAGGCGACTTGCTTCCTCGATACGTTTATTGGGTCAAAGGTGAGAACAACAAAAATATTCCAATGGAATGTTTGTCGTTCGATAGGGCAACCGAAACTTTTGCCAATAAAGAACATGATCACGTTCGTGATTTCTTCCCTGCTCTAAAATGCGGTTGGGCATATGCTGTCCAAGGTATTGATTTCTCTGATAATAAAATCAAAGTAGTCAACCTGAAAAGGAAACTTTTCGATCAAATTTTAGTCGCTATGGAAGACTTAGGAAACCCAACTGACTATGAAACTGGTTGGGACGTCTATTTCAAACGCCTAAAGACTGGACCACAGGTCTTTAATGTAGAATACCAACTACAAGCACTCAAGTGTAAGCCTCGGGCTTTAGAAGATTGGGAACAAGAATTAGTCGCAGAACTTAAGTCTATGGACGACGTTCTTCCTAGACCTACGCAAGACGCTCAATTAGAGTTACTTAAAAGAATTACAGCGTCGGACAAAGAAGAAACTGTTGCAGCGGAATTTGACGTAGCATGATCCTGTTCACAGCTGACTGGCACTTGAAGCTAGGTCAAAAGAATGTTCCTATAGAATGGGCTTGCGCTCGCTATAAAATGTTCTTTGACCAGATTCAAGAGTTGGAAAATGACTGTGATATGCATATCATAGGCGGGGATTTGTTTGATCGAATCCCCTCTATGGATGAGCTTACTCTTTATTTTGATTTTATTAGTGGTATTACGATACCTACTTTGATTTATGACGGAAATCATGAAGCAACTAGGAAAAATAATACTTTCTTTACAAATCTTAAGAAAGCTACGCAAGAGATAAACCCATTAGTAGAAATCATAGATACTACTACAATTTATCAAACAAAAGGTTTTGCTATCTTACCTTATGCAGATTTGCATAAAAAAGGTAGTATTGAAGCGATTGATGATATCCCATTTTTATTTACTCATGTGAGGGGTGAAATCCCGCCTCATGTGATATCTGAAGTTGACTTAGATAGATTTAATCGTTTTGACATTGTATTTGCAGGTGATTTACATGCTCACGCTAATACGCAAAGAAATATTGTATATCCCGGCAGTCCAATGACGACTTCCTTTCACAGAAGTCAAGTCAAGACGGGTTGTCTATTGATTGATAACGATTGGTCTTGGGAATGGAGGGAGCTTATACTTCCTCAATTAATCCGTAAGACAGTAGATAACCCCGATGACATGATTCAAACAACCTTTGACCATACGATATATGAATTAGAGGGAGATGTTCAAGACTTAGCGAAAGTTAAGAACTCTGAACTTTTAGATAAGAAAGTAGTAAAACGACAAGTAGAAGCACGACTTAATTTAACTGCAGATATGACTATTGGAGATGAATTAGTATTATATTTACAAGATATATTAAATCTAGACGACATTAAAACTAAAAACATAATAGGAGTATTCAATGATTATTCTACAGAAGTTACGTTGGGATAACTGCTTCTCCTATGGTAAGGATAATGAGATAGATTTAGATAAGGCTACTCTAACTCAATTAGTGGGAACTAATGGAGTAGGTAAGTCTTCTGTTCCACTTATTCTTGAAGAAGTAATGTTCAACAAGAATAGTAAAAATGTGAAGAAAGCAGATATTGCTAATCGTTATGTAAATAATGGTTATGATATTAGTTTAGATTTTAGTATTGATGGAGATAGTTATAATATAACAGTATCAAGACGAGCAACTTTAAAATGTAAGTTAATAAAAAACGGAGAAGATATTAGTAGTCATACGGCTAGTAATACTTATAAAACTTTAGGAGAACTATTAGGTATTGACTTTAAAACTTTTACTCAATTAGTTTATCAAAATACAAACTCAAGTTTACAGTTTTTAACTGCTACAGATACTAATAGGAAGAAGTTCCTAATTGAATTACTAAAATTGGACGAGTATGTCACGTTCTTTGAGAGGTTTAAAGATGCAGTAAGGACAACTTCCCTAGACATTGCAAAGCTAAACGCTAAAGTGGACACAATCGTAAAATGGTTAACAGACAACAAATTGGATAGTATGACACTACTATCGAAAATGGATCTGCCAAAAATTGAAGAAAAAGACGAAAGGCAACTGCGTTCTTTCCATCTCGAATTTGAAAATATCTCTGAGAAAAATCGGAAGATAAATGATAATAATAACTTATTGGATAGGTTAAAAGGCATAGATGTTGAATACGCAAAAAATATGTTAGAAAAATATCCAAAAATGAGACCAACACAAGATTTGGTTTCTGGGTTAGGGGGTTTAGACTCTCAAAGAGAAAGAGAGTTAGATATGAGTGAAAAATATGAAACTCTTAGAGAGGCTGAATTTCAACAATGCCCAACTTGTGAACAAGAAATAGATATGGAATTTGTTGACAGTCAGTATACAAAACATATGAATAAAGCTGATCACTTTCAAGCAGAGTTATCAGAAGTCCATAAAAGACTAGAGGAATTAGATAATGAAAATCAGATACATAGGCAGGCAGCCCGAAACATCTCAGACTGGGAAGGACTCTTCCGCAGTATTGACTCTGGACTCCCAACGAGAGTACTTGATAAAGAGAAAGTGGAAAGTCAAATACGAGGGTTGGAAGACAAAGTTAAAGCAGCTCGTGAAACGCTCGAAGAAGTAGTAGATGAGAACACAAGACGAGAAAGACATAATACTAGAATTAGTATTATTGGAGAGCAGACTGAGCAATTTGAAACAGAGCTGGCTGGAATCACAAATAATCTTGGAGACATCGAAAATAAACTTTCTGTTCTTGAGATACTTAAAAAAGCATTTAGCACAAACGGACTTCTGGCGTATAAAATAGAATCCCTTGTTAAAGAATTAGAGTCTTTAACTAATGAGTATTTAGCAGAGTTTAGTGATGGAAGATTCTCTATTAACTTTGTAGTAGAGAACGATAAGCTCAATGTAGAAGTTGGGGACAATGGTAAAATTATAGATATATTAGCTCTGTCTAGTGGAGAACTAGCTAGAGTTAATATTGCTACATTAGTAGCTATTAGAAAACTAATGACTTCTATTAGTAGAAGTCAAATCAATGTGCTATTTCTTGATGAAGTAAATCAAGCACTTGATGAAGCAGGTAAGGAGAAGGTTGTGGAAATTCTCCTTAAAGAAGAAACACTTAACACATTTTTAGTTTCTCATGGGTGGACACACCCGTTATTAGAGAAAATAGAAATTCTTAAGGAAGATAACATGAGTTACTTGGAAACAAGTTAAAAGGAGATATGGTATAATGGACTACGAAGCAGCAGTAAAAAAGATAGTTTCAGAAAACTTAGGAGTTGCATATGATGGTGTCAAAGGACATCTCATTGACGATATGGGTGCTGACTCACTAGATTTAGTAGAGTTGGTAATGGTATTAGAAGAAGAATTTGATATTGAAATTCCAGATAATGAAGCCGAAGAACTAAAGACTTTTGAACAAATTGTAGATTACATTTCAAAGCGCGCGACTTAATGGTAAACAGTAGAGCGAAGGGTGCAAAAGCCGAACTACTTGTTGCCAATATGTTGCACAGACATACGGGGTTAGATTTTATTCAAACACCGGGCTCTGGTAACGGTAAAATTAAGGGAGATCTTTATTTACAACATCAACATAATATATTTCTAGTAGAAGTAAAATTTTACAAAGATGACGCAGTAACATCTAAAGTATTCACAAACAAAAGTAATAATTTTGTGCAATGGTGGGCTAAGGTAATAAAGCAGGCTCAAGATAATGAGCTAGAACCTTTATTATTTTATAAAGCTAATCATGCACAATTTTTTGTATCAACAGTTCGAAAACCATTAGTCATAACCAGATATATGTATATATCTTGGCTTGGAGCATATATCATGCTCGCAGAAAAATGGTTGGAACACGAAATAACGGAATTTAGTAATGGCAATAGAATTTACGAACCTTGGAAAGCCAGCCCCGAATGGGAACTTGCTGATAGTTGATGGTCTCAACTTAGCATTTCGCTGGAAACACCAAAGAAAAGAATTTTATAAACAAGAATATGTGCAGACAGTAGTAAGTCTAGCCAAATCCTACGACTGTGGAGATATAGTTGTATTAGGAGATGGTGGTAGTGACTACCGCAAAGCCATAGATCCTGAATATAAAGCAAACCGCAAAGAGCGGTATAAAGACCAAACACCTGAAGAAGCAGAAGAATTTAAAAACTTTCTTGCCGAATTTCAGAAAACAATGGAAGCCTTAACAGAAAAAGGTTTCTTAACAATTAAATATAATGGCGTAGAAGCAGATGATATCGCAGCAGTAATTTGTCTCGCAAGAGAAGAAATAGGTCTGAATAACATTTGGCTAGTAAGCTCAGACAAAGACTGGGATCTTCTAGTAAATGAGAACATATCACGGTTCTCAACCGTAACTAGAAAAGAGACAACAATGGGTAATTGGGACGAGCATTATGATTTTGATCCAGAATACTACTTGACTTTCAAGTGTTTAACTGGAGATAAAGGTGATAATGTCCCAGGAGTTAGTGGAATCGGACCTAAACGTGCATCAGGCATAATCGGAGATTATGGAGATGTTTTTGATATTATGAGTTCTTTACCAATAGAAAGTAAGTACAAATTCATGCAAAACTTAAACGAGTTTGGAATGGATAAACTTAGTACTAATATAGAACTAATGGATTTATCATACAGCCCCGATGAACAAGTATTAGGACGACGAAACGAAATTATAGGATTAGTGGAAAATCATGTCAGTAAAAATTGATTATAGTAAAGATAGTTTACTTGATGAGTTTGCAATAACAACTCTAAAAGATAGATATATGGTCGGAGGAGAGAACTCACCGCAAGAAGCATTTGCTAGAGCGGCTGAGGCTTTTGCTGATAATGAAGATCATGCACAAAGACTATATGATTATGTTAGTAATCTATGGTTTATGTTTGCAACCCCCATTTTATCAAATGGAGGCACTACCCGAGGATTGCCCATTAGTTGTTTTTTAAATTACATAGATGATAGCCGTGAGGGTATTACAGAACATTATGTAGAAAACGCTTATCTTTCTTCTTTTGGAGGAGGAATAGGCGGAGGCTGGAGTGATGTGCGTTCACAGGGGACGCCTACATCAAAAGGCTCAGAGTCTACGGGTGTAATACCGTTTATTGGAGTAGTAGATAGAGAAATGTTAGCCTTTTCACAAGGAGTAACAAGACGAGGCAGTTATGCTGCTTATCTACGAATAGACCACCCTGAAATAGAGGAGTTTCTAGATGTTAGGAAACCTACGGGTGGGGACGTTAATAGGAAATCTATTAATCTTCATCACGGGGTCGTGGTTAACGATGCCTTTATGGAGCTCATATACTCCGCTACTAAGTATCCCGATTTTGATGATAGCTGGGATCTTATCGATCCGCATAGCCAGAGGGTACGTAGGACAGTAAGTGCTAGAACTCTCTGGGTTAAGCTATTACAAAATCGTATGGAGACAGGTGAGCCCTATATTATGTTTGAAGATGCAGTTGATGCAGAGTTACCAGATTTTCAGAAGAAGAAAGGTTTAAAGGTAAATCATAGTAACCTTTGTTCTGAAATAACGCTCGCCACAAACGATGAAAGAACTGCAGTGTGTTGTCTTTCAAGTGTCAATCTTGAATATTTTGACGCATGGAAGGAACACCCTGCTTTTATTCCAGATATAATTAGAATGTTGGATAACGTTCTAACCTCTTTTATTGAAAATGCTCCCGAACAATTATATAAAGCTAAATTTAGTGCTATGAGAGAAAGGAGTTTAGGATTAGGCGCAATGGGATTTCATGCGTTCTTACAAAAGAATAATATTCCTTTTGAAAGTGCAAGTGCGACTGGTGCAAATTTAAAGATGTTTTCTCATATTAAAGAACAGGCAGTAAAAACTACTAGACAATTAGCAGTAGAAAAAGGAGCATGTCCTGATGATGATTCATGCACAGTAAGAAATGCACATCTTTTAGCGATAGCTCCAAATGCAAGTTCTAGTATTATATGTGGAAATACGAGTCCAAGTATAGAACCTTTCCGTGCTAATGCTTTTAATCAGAAAACAAAGTCTGGAAGTAACCTTCATAAAAATAAATTTTTAGAAGAAGTATTAGAACAGTATAAAGACAATACTCCTGAGATTTGGAAAAGTATAGTAACAAATAAAGGAAGTGTGCAACATTTAAACTTCCTTTCAGATTGGGAAAAAAATGTATTTAAAACAGCAGTTGAAATAAATCAAGCATGGATTATAGACCATGCAGCTCATAGACAGGAGTATATTTGTCAATCGCAAAGTTTAAATTTATTCTTTCCACCTGATGTAAATAAAGCTGATCTACATAATGTACACATGCTAGCATGGGCAAGAAACTTAAAGACTCTTTATTATTTAAGGAGTGAGGCTATATCTAGAGCAGATATAGTATCTGATCAAGTAAAAAGAGAAATCTTATTTGAACAGTCAGATTGTTTAGCATGTGAGGGATAAATGCTACTAGAAGAAAGAAATTATTATAAACCTTTTAATTATAATTGGGCATTTAAAGCCTACAAAACAGCACAACAAATGCATTGGATGCCTGATGAAGTAAATCTACATGATGATGTTAGAGATTACAGAGAAAAGCTTCCAGTAGAAAGTAGACGATTAATAGATAATATATTTAGATTCTTTACTCAAGCTGATGTAGATGTAGCTAGTGGATATGCTACGCATTTTTTGCCTACATTCAAGCAACCAGAAGTAAGAATGATGTTATCCGCTTTCGCTAGTATGGAAGCTGTTCACATGGAAGCCTACGCTTTATTACTTGATACTCTTGGCAAAGAAGAAGGAATTTACCGAGACTTTATGAGGATTCAAGAAATGGCTGACAAGCATGAGTATCTAACTAATTTTAATATGGATAATCCTCATGAGATAGCTAAAACACTTGCTGTCTATAGTGGCTTTACAGAGGGAGTACAGTTGTTTAGTAGTTTTGCAATACTATTAAATTTCCCTAGACATAACCTTATGAAAGGTATGGGACAAATTGTAACTTGGAGTGTCCGTGATGAGTCGCTCCATGTAGAGAGTATGTCAAAGTTATTTAGGGCTTTCATTCAAGAAAATCCTGAGATATGGAATGACAAACTCAAGTATGAAATCTACTGTGCTTGTGAAAGAGTAGTAGAGTTGGAAAATAGTTTTATAGATATTTGCTTTGAAAATGCAGAAATAGCAGATTTAACTCCTGAAGATGTGAAAGAGTATATTCGTTATATAGCAGGAAGAAGATTATTAGGTCTAGGAATGAAAAACATATTTCATACAAAAGTTAATCCACTACCATGGATTGACTATCAATTAAACGCAGTTGAGCATACCAACTTTTTTGAAAACCGTGCTACCGAGTATGCTAAGGCAAGCACCCAAGGAAATTGGCAGGATATATTTAAATGACAACAGTTACAATAGACGGAGTAGAACACGACATAGAAACTCTAAGTGATGATCAAAAGAATGTTATGAGTCACGTTCAAATTGCAGATACAGAAATAGCTAGAATGCATCAATTAATTGCAGTTCTAACTACAGGAAGACAAGCATATATTAATGAACTAGGACAAGCATTGAATAAAGATGATGACGACGAATTTACAGAAGATAAGTAGTAAATAAATGAAAATCTTCATAGGCTATGAGGAAGCTCACCCTGAGATGTATGAGGTTTGTAAAGCCTCCATTGAAAGGTTTAACTCTGCGCACGACATACAACCGTTAATAAAAAAAGATTTACAGAATTTAGGAATTTATACAAGACCTTTTGAAGGGGAAGCAACAGATTTTGCTTTCACTAGATTTCTAGTGCCGTATCTATGTGACTTCACAGGATACGCACTTTTCTGTGATGGAGACTTTTTATGGCGAAGTGATCCTCAGGAAATTACACATTTTAAACAGAATAAACATGATGTTCATGTTGTAAAACACCCTAATCTAATCACAAACCAAAGAGTTAAAATGGACGGACGAGTTAATAGACCATATGAAAAAAAGTATTGGTCATCTTTAATGTATATGAATTGTTCAGAATTAAGAAGATTAGACCCAGACTCTGTATCTCACGCCCCAGCGGGTGATTTGCATGGTTTTCTCTGGACGGACAAAGCTGTGGGAAGTCTGCCCGCAACTTTTAATATGTTAATTAATTATTATCTACTGCCCGATCCCAAAGCAGTTCACTTTACGGACGGAGGTCCGTGGCTTGAGGGATATAAAGATGTTCCTTACGCAGACGAATGGAGGGCACTTTTCGCCCAAGTGCAACATTAATGATTGACCAACTTGCCATGTTCACCATGGATTTAGCAGTAGTTGTAATACTACTTATAACTAGTCTATTCTTAAAAGAAGAACGAATAATGTTAATAGTATTCGGACTTCTATATTTATTCTTTAGCCTTTCTTGGCATTTCTACGATAAATTAGTTCTACTCTTTGATACCCCAATTCTTATAGCATGAAAGAGTTTACTAACAATCACTCTATTCATATGACAGAGTTTGAGAATAAAAATTTAATTCTTGTGGGCAACTCGGTCGAAATTTTAAATTACGAATACGGCGAATTTATAGACTCACATGATATAGTCATAAGAATGGGAAGGGGTTTACCTAATCCTAATGCTTTGAATGATCCCCACAAATCTATAGGAACTAGAACTGATGTATGGGTTACTGGCTTTCTAAGATCCAATATGTTCCGAACTAAACAAGTTAAAGAGATTCCTATAAGATTACTTAATAGAACACGTATGCATATGACTTCTCCTAGAGAGTTGGAATTTGATGTAGAACATACTGTAATGTTTACTGATGAAGAAATCCTTGAGATTTACAAGGAATTTGAGTATAAAGACGATAGTAAAGAAGGAAGACCTTCTAATGGATTTATTACTTTACTGTGGTTAATAAAGAAAGCGTGGGTTTGGAAGAGTTTGACTTTGATTGGATTTGACTTCTTTGCAAAATACTATCCTCACAATATAGGTTATGCGAAACCACAAAGTTGGCATTTACCTCAAAATACTACAACTACAACTCCACATAAAGGACTTGTTGAAAGAGAGTATGCTTTAGACTTAAACCGAGATGGAGTAATAAATTGGATTATCCTTTCTGATTTGAGGGAAGAAGTCCTAGAGTTTTAAGCGTTCTGCCAATGGTATTTGGTTGTGGGAAGGGTGTTGAGATTTTCGCGAACTTCATTGATATCCTGACCTAGAATATTAAACCAATCTGCAAATATATAATTGTTTGACATTTTACCTATCTGACGAGCTTCTTTATAAAGTGGGAGACAGGAAAACCATTCTCTTATTCCATTAAGAAATATTCTAATCTTTCCAATACGACTAAGAACTTTCCAACCGTTACCCTCAAACTGTTTAACCATTTCAATTCTTAATAATTCCCCTAAAGGATCGGGTGGATAACCCGTAAGGACATGAGTAAAATCATGAACATCTACCATGAACCTGCCAAATGCTTTACCAAGCTCATCTCTTTCTTGGAACCTAACATTTTCTTCTATTTTAAGGTGTTCCCTTAATTTTTCAAAGTAATATTTCTCCATAAAATCAAAGTATTCTCTAGCAAGGGTATTTTCGGTATCTTTATATTTATAAAGATTATCCATAATACTTTCTTTACAAATCTTAAGAAAGCTACGCAAGAGATAAACCCAA